ATTGTTGTTTTTATTCTTTTGCTAATTTTTGATTATACTCATCAAATGTTTTCACGCGATGGAAGATCGCCCGCATATTAACCCAGCGTTGCAGCGACTTATAGAAGGGTGCAGCATGTTGCTTGTCGTAAACCATGACATAAGGTTCGTAGCCCATGTTGCGCAGGGTGTAGATGCGTTCAAGATCTTGCTCCGGCGTGGTGTCGAAGTTTGTCAGTACGAACACCTGAGCAAAGTGCCCGCGGTCAAGTTTCCTTCGGAAGTGGTCAGAAAAACAATGCAAGCCTCGGAGCACTGCGTCCTTCTGGCGGTAGTCATCCCACGCAAAGTGAATGGTCGAGAGGTTGATGCGGTTAAGCATCTCTACCTTCTCCACAGTAAGCAATCGCGCATCCATGCCCTGGTTGATGTCAACCCGCGCCCTGGAGTCGGCCAGCTGACTGAGTAGATCTTCCCACTCCTTGCATGCTAAGATATTAGGATCGCACAGGCAGATGTTACGCTGGCCACTCCACCACTCGGATAGATCGGCCACTTTATATGACCTTCGGCCTTCTTTTGACGCTACATGGCAGAAGTGACAGCCACGCGGACAACCTCTACTGAGGAAACCGATAGCTGTATCTTTGACCATGGGGTACAGTGAATAGTCTGGCATAATGTGTTCCACTTCGTATGGAAGTGGCTTGTCGTTGCCGTTCCATACCTCGCGCCCATCAACCAGCTCGATGGCATAGCCAGTGCCGCCGCGTATCACCTCATCGGCATTTATCACCATTCCGCTTTCTGGTGTAGTGCTGAACACCTTCGAGATATAAACGCGGTCATAGTGCTGAATCCCATTGTACCATTCAACCATGTCGCCCTGCTGTTTGTGCCAGGCTGACAGCTTCATGATAGCAAGGTTCGGGAATATGTCGGCCTTTGTTTTTCCGTACCTTCGCCCGTTGACTCGCTTTCTCCACATAATATCTGCGTCTATCAGTCCGATGTTCATTTTGTCCTTTCGTTCTTTTGTCTAAAAAAATATGTTCTTTTGTTATTATGTCTTAGAACATGTTCTTATGTCGAAAATTCTAAAACCATACAAATACGCCCTGCTCTCCATCTTCTCGCTCCTGTTGGTCTCCTCATCGTAGTATATGTCATTACTCCCATGTTCCACGATGTAGTTCTTCTGTCGGAACAGGTAGCGGTGTTCAGTCATCCGCTTTCGGTTCTTGGTGTACCCATCAGGCAGAACGATGAGCGATGTCTGCTGTGCCAGTCCCCAGCGCACCCGCATGCGTTCCTTGCGGTAGATTTCTTTGAGCTGTGCGCCCTTGCGTTTCATGAATGCGCGGTATCGTTTGGGGTTCTGCTCCTTCAGGATCTTGAAGGGGTGGTCGCGCTTTCCATCGCGCACCTCCTGCCACATGCGCTTGGTGCCCTGGCGGGTGGCCTCGCTGACTGGCTTCCCGCGCAACGAATCATAATACCCGTTGCGCTCGCAGGTGCGTTTCAGCTTACGGGTGTGCTGCTTCTTGATGCGTTTCATACCCTCTGCGCTCTTGGTGAGATGCAGTTCGCGGGCGTAGCGGTGCAGGGTGCTGTGGCTCATGCCCGACAACTTCAGCAGCCGCGGGTTCTCCTCTTCGGGGAACCACCGTATTAGCCATGCCCGCTGCTCATCCGTCAGCACGATCTTCCACGCCGCACTCCGCTTGCACTTCACCAGCTGCTTCTCCAGTTTCCCTGGGAATGGTTCTATTTTATAGTTCATAGTTTATAATTCATAGTTATAATTCTTGCCCCGATTTAATGTATCTCAAATCGTGCTCAATCCAAAGCCTGTTAAGAGCTGTGTCGCTCAGGCTTATCCCAAGGTAAACGCTAATAGATCTTAGAACACCATTAACATCTGGAATTACAATATCCACATCGTTCTTTGTACTTTCAACGACCTCATCAAGGATTTTCTCGATGTCCTTATATAGTTTTATTACCTTCTCCAATTTCTCAATATCTTCTTTTTTCATGTTCATTCTCCTTTCCTTGTTATTCGTTCCCACAGGGTGCGCTGCTTCAGTCGCTCGATCTCGTCATGCTGTTCCTGAATTATTCTCCGTTTTTCGCGCATCTTAATATCCTTCATGGTTCCATCGGCTGTTTTCTCGCTGATTTGGCGCGTCATGTCCTCGAACCAACTGGTGACTTCTTTTCCGAACTCTTCAGCATTCTTTTTCTTACCGTACCAGTTATCTAAGTCGAAGGTTCCAAACTCTTCATCCAAAGTGTTGCCCTGTCGCTGCTTGCGTTCTTCCAGTAAGTTGATGATGAAGGCTTTGTATGTTTCTTCACTAAGTTCATTGTCATGCTTACGAAGGATGAATCTTTCGAGCGTATTCCTGCTTTCGTATAATTTCTTAGCATATCCTTCGTACATTTTTGACAGTTGGCGGTTGAAATCCAAATCCTTCAGGGCGGCGGTTAGTAGTGAGCCTTTATCTTCATACTCCGCATCCTTCTTGGTGGTGTATGTCACACTCACCACCTGGGTGATGGTGCATGGAAGAGCTCCTCTGTAGATACACACCTCCGCTACTTTCTTGTTATGGGTGATGCGCGTTACATCTTCATCGTTGATAAACTCGCATCCGTTTGCTGTTCTGATTATAATCATACATCATCCTCCTCTTCTTCTTCGGTTCTATCACACCAGCCGAACTCTTTGGCTGCTTCTCTATCTCCCACACATTCGCCCCACCGACAAATGGGGCAATCGTAATTGTTACACTTCATACTCAATCATTATTTTGTTTTACTCCAAGTATGTAGAAATATGTGGCAATGTTCAACTCCCTGGATGAGTATTTGCCACCCACATATTTGCGCAGCTGCTCCTCGATTGATATAAACAAATCGGGATGCTCACATTCTCCACCGCTGCAAGAATAAAAGCCATATTTGCCTTGGTTGCAGAAGTTATGTGTATATCTACAACCTTCAAATTTGAAGGTTTTGTGCCTCATGCAATCGGTACATCTTTTCATACTCAATTCTCCTTTGTTGTTCGTTTATCTATTTCCTTCACCCTTGCTTCCAGTTGCATGATCACATTGCCGATGGAGTGGGTTGGATATTCCAGTTCCACTTGTCGCAATACCGTCAGATGTTGGTGCAGTTTCACATAGTCAACGGTGTTTTTATCTGGTCGGTGACCATCCAGCCAGGCATATAGTCCGATGCGGAATTCATGCTCAGTCATCCACTCATGCCAGCCGATCACCTCGTCACCCACCTTTTCAATGGTTCCATATTCTTCTACCCAGTCATCCAAGTGGTCGATTACCTCTTGCATGTCGTACAGGTTGAAGTAATAGTCACCGAATGCGCATGCACCCACCGACATATCCTCACCCACCCAGTAGTCCGGCTCAATCCCGATGATCTTCCCGAACTGCCTGGCATATTCCTTTGCCACGGCTCGAAGTTGTTCTTGCATTGTCATGTCGTTGCCTCCTTTGCTTCTTTGAGTATGTTCATTAAAGGATCGCTTGTGGATGCTCCCTTCTTGGTTTCCTCCACAATCTTGCTGGGTGTGGATGCGTAGTTCAGCCCCAGTGCTTCCAGTTGCATCATCAGGGTGCGCTGTGCCTTGTCGTAGTGGGGTAGCAGTGGAGTGACCTCAATCTTCTGCTGGCCCATTGAGCCGGTGCGCAGATCGGTGAGCGAATCGGATTCGAGCAGCTCGTCCTGAATCCTGTCTATCATCACCATGTTCGCAGCCGTGGCCCTCACCTGTGGCATCAGCCATATTTCGCATGCAACACCCGTGCGGGCTTCTACCATGCGCTTCAGTTCCAGTTCGTAGGCATGCGCCGTTTTCTTCTTTGCCATTGTCTATCTGTGAAATTTGATTTGTAGTTGTAGCGTACATTCATAGGGTATGCGGCAGTCGTTATAGTATTGGATGTTCACACCCAGCTTGCGCTGTGGCAGACACATCCACGCCCGCCATCGGTTATCACATGGCCGGTGCCAGGGGTGACGAACATCGCGGCTGCTGGCCTTCACCCTGGTGCCTCGCTGGGTGAGTGCTTCCATCGTTCCCAGACAGACGTGCGTTTCCTTTGAGTTCTTCGGTCTTGCAACGTATCGGGGTATCAATCCCAGCAGCGGACAGTCGATGCAGCAGTCGGGCTGCTCGGCTGGTAGCTGTATTTGTATAATGTTTCTCTTGGGCATTCTTATTTTGTTTTAAGTGGTGTAAAATTCTACAAGCGTGTAATTATCTATCAAGTATGTGGAAAGTTCCATTAACTTTTGCCAAGTTCGTGGCGAAAAAGCCGATTTTCAAAAAATTGCTCTTTAAGGAAGGAGAGCAGAAGTGGATTTCGGAAGATTCGGCCTTGCGAAAAAATAAGGCCCCCCTGTTCGTCACCCGTCGCCCCCATGCCTCGCCACCCACTGCCTGAGTCGCTCGGTGTTTCGTTCCTGGTGTGCCTGTCGGCTGTGGTAGCGCATATCGTTGTGCAGCTCATGGTGGCACTCACGGCATACGCTCATCAGATTGGCGAAGGCGAAGGCCAGCTGTCGGCATTCCTGCTCGGTCTTTCCGCTTTCCACTTCGCTGATGTGGTGCACCGTGTTGGCTGCTCGTACATATCCCTTGCGGGCACACACCTCGCACAGCGGATTCATGGTGAGCTTGGCCGTGCGCACCTCCCGCCATTCCCTGCTGTTCATCAGCTTCACATACATCTTAGAGTGCATAATGTTTAATGTTTAATGTTCACCATTCCACTCCAAACGGGCGAATGCCTTCAGGCGGATTGTCGTTGGTTTCCTCCCGTGCCACGTCCTTGTCCTCCTCAGTGAATCGGATGGTGCGCTGCTTACTGTTGGCCAGGCTGTCGGGTGTGCGGTGGTGCTTGCTCTTGGTTTTCTTCCCGTAGGCATAGCGGCGGCCATTGTCGGCATAGTCGGCAGGGCCTTGCATCTCATAGCGGTTGCTCTCCTCGGTATTCAGCACATCCTGCGCATCTATCATCGTGAGCAGTACATCGCTCAGGTGTTCGCAGTCCATGTCGGCACCCAGCATGCGCAGCCGTCGGTATATGCCTTTCATCGTTACCTCGCACACACGTTCCAGTATATCATCCACGCATTCGGTCTGCGTGGCCTCGCCCATGAATGGCTTGTCTATCATCACAGCACCGAAGCCCTTGCGGTCGTCCTGCTCCAGTATCATGATGAGCTGTGCCACCCGCAGCCCCTTGGGGTTCACCAGGTTGAAGGCGTTCTGCCAGCCTGTGTCGGCTTCCAACATGGTCATCAGTTTGCGGATCTCCGGCGTGAGCTCATGCTGCGGACTGCTTGCGCGTATGAGCGTATAGACAAACCACTGGAGCAGATGGTACACATCCACTTGCATGGCATCGCATATCGTGTTCAGCACCTCGCTCATCTCCGGCGAGATCTTCGTGCCCAGCACGTCGAACTTCTCGTTATTCTTCTGGTTGCCTATCATCTTCTTTTGGTTCTTTGGTTTCTTGGTCTCCGTCCATTAGTTCAAAGTTACATTTGTCGTCGAGCTTCTTCAGCAGCGGCAGATCTTCCATTACCTCGGCTGCTGTCTTGTATATCCGTTTGCCGTTCAGCATGCGCACCACCACGTCGGCAATGTCGGCCTTGTCGCCGTCGCCTGGCTGCCACCATTCTGTCACCGGCTTGGTGTTGATGGTTATTTCCTTGCAGTCGAGCTCGCTGATGCGCTTCTTCCACTTGTCGATGCCGTCCCTGTCAGGCCAGCACACAATCTTCTTCTTTGCCTGGATGATGGGTGCCAGCTTCTCCTCGGTGAGGTTCTCCATGCCACCAGTGGCCATCCACATGCTCTGCGAATTGTTGCCGTAGGCAATGGCCATGATGATGGCGGTCTTTTCGCTCTCAACCAGGTTGACAGTCTGGGCAATGCGCGGCTCTTCGTATCGGTGCAGCAGGTGCAATCCGAACATGCACTGCTTAAGCTCCTGCTTGTCGTCGCTGTAATCGGGACATCCTTTGGATCTGAACAATGTAGCGTGAACAAAGTCGAAGGTGTATTTGCTTTCACGGTCGCGGTGCCCGTCTGGTTTGTACCGCATCATCTTTCCCGTTCTCGCATTGCCCTTCTCGTCTATCTGCCAGAAGATGGTCATGAATGATTTGGATGAGTGCCCCACGCGGTAGTCGCTCAGTACCTGCTCCAGGCGGTTGCGCTGACTGGCATCCCATTTCACCTTGGTGCGCAGCCAGTCCACAAGATTATCCTGTGCCAGCTTATCGGGTTTGGTTGTGTGGCGAACCATCCAGTCGGGAATCACCAGCATCGGCAGCGGTGCCGGCTGTGGCCGTGGTGGTGGCGGTGTGTAGTTGAAGTCGTTCATATCGGTATCAATGTTATATTTTCTGCCTAAGTAGCGAATCGCGTCCAGGAACTCCAGTCCTTCGTGCTTCATGATAAACTCTATCGGTCCGCCCTTTGCATCACATGCGAAGCACTTGAACACGTTCTTCTTGGGGTACACCACGAAGTTTCCCATGTGCCTGTCCTGATGGAAGGGGCAGAGGCCAGTGTACCGCACCCCACTCTTGCGCAGCTGGATGAAGTCGCTCACCACGTCGTAGATCTTCGCGGTTTCCTTGATTCGCTGAATGGTGTAGTCGTCGATTCGTGCCATGATGTTCAAATAAAGACGCTGTGTAAAGTCTTACGCGCGCGGGCGTGTGTGTGTGGTTCCGTGACCCCTAACCCGCGCCCCTTTATAGGCGCATGGGTTTTGGGTCTCGTAACCCGCTATATCGTGACCCTGGGTCATGATGTTATATCCCTTTAGGGATATACATGTTTTTGGGTCATGATTTTCAGCACTAATCCGCATCTGGTAGATAACGTCCATTTTCTCTTCCGTTTTGTACTGAATTTGTGAAGAATGGTCGGTCGGGATTAGGTAGCAGTTTGTTGTAGCCTTTCACCTTCACGGCACTCTCAATGAGATATTCTTTTTCAATGGCTATACTCAGGTCGGCTTGCTGCATGTCCTTATTGGTTTGCTTACCAATTCCCCTGAATATCATGTCCTTTATCTCCTTGCGTGTCAGCGGCCATTCATAGGCTGGATCATCAGCAGCGGCGTTTATCCAGTCCAGGATGTCGGATGGATCGTCTGCCCGTTTACCGTCGGCTGTGTCGCTGGTTGCTTTCTCGATGATTTTTGGTACTCCAAGTTCTCCGGCATCGTCCACAACCTTGAACTTCCAGTCGTCCACATCCTTACCACGGGCATCCAGCTGCTTCACAGAGAATGTCACCTCGCCGGTGGTCGCATCCTTTTTCTTGATGCTGATAAAGGTGTCGCTCACCTTGTTTCCAAGTTCGGTACCCAAGTGCCCGCGCATCTTTGATTCGTCATCGTTGCTTGGGCGTGGGTTCATGTGCAGCACGTTCCAGATGCTTAGATTTTTGCGCGATGCAAGGCTCATCATCTCGTTAATGATCTGCGAGCTCTCCTCGTTATCGTTGAAGTCGTTCACCAAGTCACGCAAACCGTCAACGAATACGATGTCAGGCTCGAAAGAATCTATCCCATTCTTTATCAGTCGCCACCGTTCCTTGTTGGTGGTGCTCTTGTCCGTTGGTGGAACTTCGCGAAGCCACAGCACCGCAAAACGGTCTGATGGTATTTTCATATCCCAACCACACAGCCAATGAACACGCCGAAATACCTTGGCACTGTTCAGCTGCTCCATCTCGGTGTCGCAATATAGCACCCGCGGCTCATGTCCCAGCCATTCAACGGTGTCCTCATTCAACGTCAAACCTGGCAGGTAATCGTTCACCCTGTCGGTGCCGTTACCCAATGCTACAGCCATCAGCTGTGCAAGGACAAAGGTCTTTCCGTTTTTCTTTTGCCCCGATATGGCCTGGATGCCGCCAAGGGGTGAGAAGCCAACGCCATGATACTCGAAGAGATGGTGCGGTTCTGGGTAATCAATCGTAGGATCTAACCAGTATTTGCGCAGCTCTTCATCGCGTTTCCTCACCTCCTCGGCTGCAAGTTCCTCTGGGGTGTTGTGCAGTTCGGGCAGTTTTGTTTCGTCATTCATGCTCCAAATAGTTTCTTTTTCTCACGTTCAACCCGCCTACGCTGGCATTCCTTTACCTTGGCCAGTACCTCTTCGCGGTGCTCGCGGTAATATCGCCGCGCGTAGGCTCTTTTTTCTTCTGCATGGGCTAAGTAATAAGCCCTTGCCCTTTCAGCCCGTCCCATGCGCTCAGAATGGCAGATTATCGTTTTCTTCTTGCTTTGCCTCCTGTGCGGTGTTCGTGCCGGTTATCTGCATCTCCTCAACCTGCTTCTGCATGGCTTCCAGACGGGCGGCTATACCGCGGATAGCCTTCTCAATCTTATAGCAGCGGATGTCGTTGTAGTATCTACCCTGATACTCCCGAACCGTGTGCCCGAATCCGATGGTCACCTCTTCGCCTTCGTGCAGATCGCACTCCTTGATGCGCTCGTTCATGATGCTCAGTGCCACCTTGTCGGTGTAGCGGTCAGTATCATGTTCAAAATACTCGAACAGGAACTCCTGCTTCTGCCATTTGTCACCCGCCCTGTTCACTCCTTCGGTGATGGGCATTACCTTGTAAATACGTCCTTTGAATTCCATAGTTGTTTATTTTATAATTTCAACCATATCACTTCTATTTTGTGCGAGTTCCAATAGGAGCTCACCAAACAATTTCATTTCTTGCTCATCGACGAATTTTATAACCCGTCTCCTGCCATCAATTTCTACGTTTACATATACGTTGGTGGTGTGGAGTTTAGCTGCTAATGCTTTCATTTTTCCTCGTCTTTTATTTCTACTTCGTTACCGCCGATCCGCGCCAAGTCAATCAGGCATTGCCCAGCTCTCCGCATCTGCTTCTCGTCGTCGAAACTGATACCATCGAAGTGTTCCCCTTCTTCTATTGTTACACACACCATTCCGTTTATATAGTGTTTCCTTGCTTTCATAATCCCAGATGTTCTTTGTCAAATGATCCTTGGTTGTAACTCTCATCACTCACCGCTATCAGTATTCGGAACAGCGTTTCACCGTCGCAACCATCATAAAAGATTGCCAGGCGGTGGCACCAGCTGCGAAGCGGTTCGTCCTTCTCACGTTTCAAGAACTCTTTCATTTCTCGTTCTCCTTTCCTCCGCACATAATCCTTCGCTTGGTGTAGTTCGTTGTTTTATACTTTTGGCAATACCAGAACGAATAGTCGGAGCAATAATCACTTTTAATGTGCACCCACCACTTACAACCTGTGCAGAATCTCTTCATAGTTTTCTATATAATTTTTGGTATTCTTTGAAATACTCCTTATGTTCCTGGTAGTATCTCCGCCCATATTCACGCAATTTCTCATGATGTTCGCGGTAATACCTTCGCATTCGCTCCAGTCGCTTCTCGCGGTTCTTATAGTATGAATCCCAATTGCGCTTGCGTTCCTGCTCTACATCCATGAGCTTATCCCTTCAGCAATTACACACCCAATCACCAGCACCACCGGCGCAATGATTCCGTAGATCACCCACTCTTTTCTGGAGAATCCTTCAGTCAGATAGTCCTTCTCCATCATCTTCAAAAACTCTTTCATAATTAGTAAGTATTTGTTAAGTAATTATTCAGTATAAACCAGCCCCGAATGGCTGGGAAAAGTAGTATTAACAGGTGTCCAGCTTCCATCGGATGCTCCTTAAACACCCCTTTAGTTATTATTATAAAAATCTAAACCTGAACGCCTTCAGGATGTTGTCACAGGGGCGGGAATCGAACCCGCGCTCACTTCTCAGTAAGCAAAGCCTCCGGCGTTGCAAGCTCACCAGCTCTCTCCCTGCGTATATGCGGCTGGTGGCGTTATCCACCATTTAAGGGCCATGCCCACCGCTCTGGATTGTATTTTCTATTGTATCAACATGTCAAAGATCCTGGAGGTTGCACGGTCGCCACCCGTGTTCATTCGTCTATCCCTTACGGCATCGGGGCTCCTAAGTTAGTGGGGAAGGATGGAGTCGAACCATCGCTCACGGCCAAGTCTTACATGCCAGTTGCACCACTTTACTGGTCTTTCTCCCCCGGTTGTTTGTAAAAGGTAGCGGACTTCGCAGCTGGCTACCTGTAAATCATAAGATTATTGGAAACGTCGCCTCTCGGCGGTGAGTGTTTCGCGTTTTACATTATCTACTAACAAATTCATCATCACGATGGGCAAAAAAGTAGCTTTGTAAAGAAACATAAACTCAAAATCTAACCTCAATAATAATTAAAATCAAATCATAAAGTACATGCGATTAAAGGTCTATCATTGATTGGATTCTTACTCATACCACTCTATGCTTCTCTATGTACCTGTCCAGATCATCCTTCTTGATCAGTGCCAGGCCACCCACCTTGTACCAGCGGAACTTGGCATCGTTGCACAGACTCTTGATGTAGTCCGTACTTACGCCCAGGTACGTCGCCGCATCCTTGCGCGTCATCCACACCTTCGCCACCGCCTCCGTCTTACCTATGGTCAATATCGGGTATTTCATAATTGCATCAATTTAACTCCTTCTCAGTACCTAATCGCTCTGCGATTAGATATTACTTTTTCCTGGTTATACATACAGCTCGGTTAATGTAGTCCGTTTTTACCTCGAACTCCATCCCGTATTCCAAACCCATCTGCCGGCAAGTGACTCTTGCTGATGCCACCTTGTTAGCCTGGTTCAGGTTGAAAATGCGAGTTTGACCGACGTGCAGCTCTCGCAGTTCGTTCCGTGTCACTGTCTCTTGTCTTTCCATATTTTAGTTAATCTTTCTTATTTTCTTTATGTTATTATTTTTTATGTGCGATAAATGCCGTATCTTTGCACCCTAAATTCGCACCGAAAAGATTTTGTTTCTTTCTTTTCGATTGCAAATATAAACAAAAAAGGTTTAGGTTGTATCGTTTGATGTAAACTATTATAGTTTATTAACACTTAAAGGATGAACAGCAAAGAAGATAGTAAAGCGAAGATCATAGGTACTGCGTTAAAGGAATGGATAGAAAAAAGCCCTTATTCAAAGGCAGATGCGGCGCGGATGCTTGGTGTTTCCCCTCAGTACATAAACGGCTTGTGCCAGGGCAAACCCATCGGGAAGGTGATGGCAAACAAAATTGCAAACCTTTTCGGTTTATCTGAGTATTTCCTTCTCACTGGCGAAGGTTCTCTGCTGGTAGAGGAGAGTGGTGCCAAGGTGCAGGACACCGACAGCAGTGAGCTCTCCGCCCTTCGCAGTCGTGTCCAGATACTGGAGGAGCAGGTGGCTCGCCAGCGGTATATCATCGACCATTATGAATCATTCGTCGAACTGCTCACCCGTGAGAACCGTCAGCTGGAGCAAACCATTGACAATCCCTTTGTCAGTGACAAAACCCCCGCCAGTGCCTACGATCCACCAACCCAAAAATAGCATTTTGCACCCCTCATTGTTTAGCACCATAAACTATTATTTTATAAATAACTAAATATCAACCCCATAGGAGCACCCTCCACGCTTCCCAAGCCGAGGGTCGCGGGTTCGAGTCCCGTTTACCGCTCTGTGTTGATTGTCAGTTGGTTAGGGGTTGGAAGGGTGCGGAAATGAAGGGAGAAAATAGGGTGTTTTTGGTTGAATATGGGCGTTGTAAAGGGGTTATTCGGGGCTATTCGGGTGGTGACTGTTTAGTGCAGTGTTTAGCCGGATTCCCGATGGCTGGGAATGTTTAGTAATCGTGAAGAATGAGAATACATTTACTTGTGGATAAGCAGGTGGTGCACGATGATGGTACGCACGACCTGTACTTCAACATCACCGCGGATGATGGGCGGCGGTTCAGGGTTAAGACTGACATTCGATGTGAGCAGAAGCCGGTGGGGTTGCTGTTCTCCCGCACTGAGCGCAACAGCGTGGCTAAGTCGGCCAGGTTGCGGGAGCTGTACGATCAGATTGAAGAGTTCGGCTTGCAGAACCAGCGGATGAGGGCTGACCGCCTAAAGGATGCGGTGCTGATGATTGTGCGTGGTGCGGGTGCGAAGGTGGCCAGGCATGGGATGGTGTTTGCTGACTACATCGCGGAGTTCTCGGCAACGAAGGATAACCATAGCACCCGAATACTGTATGACCTCACGCAGAAGAAGGTGATGGAGTTTGATGCGCTCGCAACCTTCGGGACCATTGATGAGCAGTGGCTGGATGATTTCTCGAAGCATTATAAAGCACAGGGCATGAGCGTGAACGGGATAGCCCAGCAGCTGCGGAATATCCGTGCGGTGTTCAACTATTGCCGGAAACGGAGATATACGCAGGATTATCCGTTCTTGACGTACAGGATTAAAGAGGAACGTGTGGCACCCAATGCGCTCACGGTTGAACAGCTGCGCACCTTGCGCGATTATCCGTGCGAGGCCTGGCAAGAGATTTATCGGGATCTGTTCATGCTGTCGTTCTATTTGGGCGGTGTGAATGCAGGTGATTTATTGCTTTGCAAAGGTCTGAAGAATGGTCGCTTTGTTGAGAAACGACAGAAAACGGGCGAGCTGATTGATGTGCCGGTATGCGCTGAAGCGATGCGGATTATTGAGAAGTACAGGGGTAAGAACTACCTGCTGTGCGTGATGGATAACTACAAGGATTACCACGATTTCACATCACGCTGGGATAAGGCACTGAAGAAGATTGGCACCACGGAGATTGTGCCGGATAGGGTAGGGCGTAGGCGGAAAGTGGTGTACCATCCGCTGTACCCGAATATCACTACCTATACAGCTCGTTATACGTTTGCAAGTATTGCAGCCAACGATTGCGAGATACCCACGGAAACCATCGGCAAGTGCCTGGCTCATGCGTGGTCAAAAAATACGGTCACCGCCAGATATATCAGCGATGACCGCAGGAAGGTTGACCAGGCGTTTGCGCTGGTGCTGGATAAGGTGAGGGGTTAAGATGAGCAGTTCCTAACCACTTACCAAAGGTTATGACTTAGCTTTTCGGGACTGCTCAATCATCTCATTATGGCACCTTTTGTTAAATATTGTATTTTCTCGATGTGATAACCGTTTGGTTTGCCGTGTCAGGGATGAATGTATGTCAGTTCACTCATCTCTTTTTCCTTTCTTTTATATATTAACCTTTTCCTTCACCGTAATCCACTGTATATCATCAGTGGGTAATAAACAGCCTAAGAAATCGGTCATACAAACGTATAGAAATCAATATCCAAAGAGTAGTCGTCATTTTGAGCGATATTACTTGTTCCCGCTTTGTAGTAGAATTTTTGCTGCGCTAGGCCAGTTATACTACCATCCGCATGGAATTTACCTTTTGCCGTTGCCGCACTGATAATTAAATATTCGCCTGAACCTAATTCGATTGGAACATCAAACGCCATGTCTACTATTCCTGTGGAATTTGCAACAGCATGAGCGACCACAACAAGAGATGATGATGTTGTCGGATTAACAATAGATGATTTTGATATTGTTATAGTTCCCGCTTTATCAACATTCATCCTCATACCATAAATTGTCTTCCCTTGCAAAACACTTTGTTCTATTAAGGAAAAACCCAATGAATTCAGATTCCATGGGTTCCCATTCATTTGAGAATTGGGAACACCATACAAATACTGCTTTGTTCTCGTCTCGATGGCAACTTCGGAAAAATCCGCGCCCTTGACTACTAATTTCTTTCCCATTTTATTATAGTTTTAATATTTATTTTTCAATACTGAAATAACTCTATTTGCAATCAACGTATGTCCTGCGTCATTTGGATGTAATCCTGTATCTACAGCATAATAATTATGTATATTTGAGAAATATAACCCACATGAATGTACATCTATAACATCTGCACCGAAAGCGTGTGCCAGCTCTATTATATTTTCATTCCATTCTTGCGTTGATACTCCATTTTGGTTATTTGAAGGCCAGCCACTCGTTTGGTCTCGCTGCACATCATCCAAATTCGTGCAGCAGAACAAACGGGAAAGCGGATACGCTTGATTGATTTTATACAACATAGTGGCATAAGCCTCACGCAATGTGCTTAAAGTCGAACCAGTTGGTATCGTGTCTGAGATCTCCCACGTTCCAACTTGCACATTATTCGCCCAGTCATTACATGAGATGAAACAAATTATAATATCAGGTGTAAATCCGCGAGCAGTTAAGTCGCTTATTCTTCTATCGGAACATCCAGCATATGCTCTTGTCGTTGATGTCGCATCACCAGTTACACGGCTACCACTCCATGAACAATTTGATATTTTCAATGGTGAGATACCGAGATTCATAGCAACTTTATACCACCAAGTTTGGTCGACTGAGGTGAGAGGTGAGTGCGGATAATATGTAGCGTAAGTGTCTCCATCATATCCCGTTATATCAGAAGGCAGCCATCCTGCAAATGTAGAAATGCTATCTCCTATAATACCTATCGACTTTCCGCTGAATTTTGCGATTGTATTTTCTACCTGTGCTGAATTAAAATTCTTCGTTATGATATGCCCACCAGAGAACCGCGCAATTACGTAATTTCTTTCATCAGCGATGTCTAAATTTGAATCCAACGTTTCTCCCGTTTCAATACCAATTTGCGCTGAATTAAAATTCTTTGTCTCGATATGCCCGTTCTTAAACCTTGCAAGCACATTGTTGCTCTCATCGCTTATCTCAAAGTCGCCATCCAAAGAAGTACCGAACATATTGGCAAGTTCCTCTTCCGTTTTTGTTATGCGGTCGTCCATTCCTTCATAACTGATAGTGATGACATCGGCAAGTTCTGACGGAACAATAACACCATCATTTGTTTTCTTGACAAAGAACTTTACGTAACCGTCAGACTCAACCGCAATGTCTGCCGTTACCGAAGCCCAATTTGTCGCAGAGATAAAATTCTTATTATTGTCGTAATAATATATGATATATGGCTGGTTGTTATACGTAAAACTTATTGTGCATCCTTTGACTACCTGTATAAAATTCTTTGTCCTGATACGCCTCGTGTTGTCTACCATCTCACCTGTACTTGGGTCTCCTGAACCTTGCTCAAAATCGTTTGGCGTTAGTGTTATGTCACCACCGTACAATACATGGGATGAAGGTATATTTACAGCATCATCCAAAACTCCATCCTTTTGGTCGAATATATTCACATCACCCACCTTTTCTCCACTCGCGAACTTGCCACCTCCACCTGATGCGCACTGGTACTGCGTGCCATCGTAATAGACTTCAAGCACTTCGCCAGCTTCCCATGTGTTCGTGGATGATGCCTGTGCGCCATCATAATAAAGTGCCTTAGCACCCGTAGAGTTGATGTTGAGCGTGACATTGTTGGCCGTGTTCGCATTGGTCATCTTGATGCGGATGCAGCCGCCGTTGGTGAGCGAGTAGCCGGTGGCGGCCACGGTCTTGGCGGCTGTTCCTGCTGCTGTGTCGCAGACGTAGTAACCAACCAGCGACTGCATCAGGGCGAGTGCACCGCTGATGGAGTTCGCCAGGTTGGTGAGCGTGGCGGGCAATGCGTCGATGTATGCCTTGTCGGATGCGGAAAGCAGTCCGGCCTTGCTGCTGGTAGCTGCCAGGAGCGTGATGGAGTCGATGACCTCCTGCACACCGCCGATGGTTGCTTTCAGTGTTTCGGTTATCTTGGTTCCCTGATCAGCCGATGCAGTGGTATCGGTAAACGTCAATGACCGCAAGTTAGCCAGGAACGAATCGACCTTTGCCTTGTCCTCGGCTGACATCAAACCAGCCTTGGAAGTGGTGGCTGCAAGAATATTGAGATGCGTGACTGTCTGGTACACATCACTCACTGAGAACTTCACTGCGTATGACAGTTTCGTGCGCAGATCAGCTGATGCGGTCTCATCATCGAACAGCAGACTGGCGAATGTTTCCATAATACCACCAGCGATTTCATCAAGGGTAGCAGCAACGCCGCCAGACGTAACACCATTCTGGCTGTTGCGCGTGGGCTCGGAGTCGAGCGTTAAGACGTTGATGACTTTCCCCACCCAGGCGGTGCCATTGTATAAGCAGATGCCGAAGGAGCCCTGTGGAACAGCAGAAGATAGTCCCAAGCCCGTGAAGCCAGCGGGTGCGATCAACCACACACGCTTTGACGGTGTGCCTGAGTATTCGGATGCAGAACCCTGGAAGATGTAGCCAGCTTCCTGAAGGAAATACGCTGTGTTTAGAATCGCGTCAATAGCCGCGCCTGGATATGCAAGATCATAAGTTGCCATAATAGAATGTTTTTATTTAATGAAAAAGACACCTGTGGGTTTACACAAGTGCCAGTTTGTTTTCTTCGCGATGCGATCGCGAAGTACGGAACGCGGAGCTGGTTATTTGTTATGGAATCGTGCCTGTTCCATGATTTTGTTTTCCTTCGCAATCATATCGCGCATGGCATTGATTTCATCGTCTGTGAGGTTTTCATCGTCGGTGCCTTCATCATCGTCGAATGGTAGAGGGATGAAATCGCGCGGGGAGATGTTGTTCTTGTTACCGCCGAAGGCGAAGGCCGCGCTGAAGGCCTGGATGCGCTGGAGCTCATACTGTAGGATATTGCGGCGGTAGTAGCCGCGCACAGTGAGCACGATCTCCCAGTAGGGCATCAGGTAGAGGTAATCGCGCCTTGGTACTCCCATCTCGCCCACAAGCAGCTGGTAGCTCTCATGGGCGTTTAGGCGTTTTTTCTTTTTCCCCGCTTTCCCTTCTTGTCCTCTTCGACTATTCCTGGCACATCGTACCACTTGGCACGGAGCTCGACAGCCGATGTGATGAGTGCTACAACCTCCTGGGGAGTGGCCTCATAGAGTACATCCTTCACCGACACCGGCGGTTCCTGGTCGTTCCTGGCATAGGCCGCAATGATGGCCGCGATGCCAAGTTTGATGTAGTCGTCGCCCGTTGCCGCGGGATCTCCGCCCTCATCCCCTGGAAGGAACACGTTAATGGAACGGTTAGCCAGCTGCTCGAATCCTGTCTCGGTAGCTGCACAATAAAGCATCTGCACGTCCTGGCCGCAGATGCTGATGGTTTTCTCTGCTTTCATAAAGTTGGTGTGTAGTTAGAACCCGCCACGCTGTGAGGCATGGCGGGTGGGTTGAACAAATCAGATATTGGTAGAAGTGGAGCCTGACTTGACGGGCATAGAGTTCATCTGGATCTGGATGGTGTAGGACACGTTCTGGCGGTTGGTAGCGTTCACGCTGATGTCGTTCACGATGCCCTGGCATGTGTATGCCACGCCTGTAGGAGTGCGGTTCTGCGTGCTGGTGGTGCCGCTGAACTTCACGGTTACCTCCTGACCTGCAAGCAGCAGGTCGAGAGCATCCACACCGTTCACGCCGTTGGCATCGGCAGCCATAGAGTAGAGCGCATCGCAAGAGATGTCACCGGCATAGCCGACCACCTCCTGCTTCTGGAATCCCGAAGTATCATCCTTTGTGGATGCGTTTTCGAGCGTCGTTGACAGGTGGTAGGTACACGCTGTTGCGAATGCCACGCACTTGTCGCCAAGCAATATACGAAGATTCTGGCCTTTCATAAGCAATATTACGGATTAGTGTCGCAGTCGTATGTCAGTACCTGGTAGTAGCAGGGTTTCAGCGAATCGTAGTTCACCGCCGAACCTCTCAGCTGGTAGTCATCGGGAATGAGCTCATACCCCTCTTCCCCGAAATGCTCCTCGAAGAAGTTGACGATGGTCGAGCGCACATCCTGCATGATCTGCCCCAGCTGCGGTCGTGTCTCTGCTGCCACCTCGATGCTCACCGTCACGCGGTCGGTATCACCCTCTAAGGCATTGTCCTTAGTGGAGCCCTCGTTGGTGAATCCGTCGAATGAAACGATGATATACGGCAGTTCCGCGTTGTCCAGTTCCTCATCCGGCAGTGCGATGGTGGTGTTATATACATCACCGTCGGCCAGCTGCTGCATGAGTGCGCTGTTCGAGCGCAATGCCTGTACGAATATGGCATCAGTGATCAGTGACATTTGACTTTGACGTTGTTAATGATTTCTTATCCTTTCCGGCTGGTATAGGCGGCGGCTTCAGGCGAACCCTCCACCGCCGAACTACACATCAGCCCAGAGAAAGCGTTTAGATGCGAGAGGATGAAACGGCGTTTGCAACAGAGTACAGGGCGAATGCCTTGGTCTTGTAGGTACCGCTACCAGGAGCAGTTTCCTCACCGCCATTGATGTACTTAGACAGATCGGTGAACGACCATGCGGTGTTCAGTACCACGCGGGTGATATTGTAGTCGCACAGTGTCACGGGATCAACGAACATGCGCACATCGCCATGCTGCTGGAGAGCGAACCACTCGAAGTAACCGATACCGATTGAACGGCCATCAGTGGGAACGAGTGAACTGCCAGACAGTGTGGTGTTCAGATAGTGAGTAACCACATAGGGATAGCCGGCGCACAGGCCGTTCTCTACTACGAATCCACCGGCAGCACCTGCGATCTTCGGAGTAGCCTTCAGCTTGGCCTCAGTAACGCGGTCGAGAACCAGGCATACGTCGCCCTCGAAGAAGCCCTTGTCAGAGAATGCAGCCACAGCAGCGAGGATGCTCTCATACTCCTTACCGTCGCCGATGGTGATGGTGCCAGCAGGTGAAAGGTTGCTGAACGGGCCCTTGTTTCCTGTCCAGTTAGCCTGGCTGTAGAGTTTCTTGGCCAGATACTTGCGCAGTGCGAGTGCGAACTTAGCCTGAACGAATGCCATGAGATCGAATGCGGCATTGTCGATGGCCATGTTGCTTACGGGCACCTTCAAGCCACAGCGGTGCTGTGTCGGTGTGATCTTCTGGAAGTCGAGCACCTGATCACTCAGCTGTACAGTCTCGCCAACCTCCTCCATCTCCACGTCGTTGACGGAAACAGGCCATACCTCGTTACCCGTCACACCCGTCACAATCTTCAACTGCTCCGGCAGTCCAAGACCTTCGTGCAGTGTCGGGATCATCTCATGGATGCTCAGTTCGATGGCACCCGATGCCGTTACGTTGGCATTCACGTTGGTGTCGGTGGGGAAGAGCAGGATTTCACGCTGCTTACCGCCATCGCGAGTCTCGCGCAACAGCTCACGGAACTGCTCGCCCTTAGACTTGCGCTCATCATACTTGGCCAGCTCACGCTCGTTAAGCTGTGCACGGATCTCAGCGTCAACCAGCATCTTCTCGCGGCTCAGGGCATCCCACTTGGTCTGCTCCTCCTCGGTGAAGTTGCGCTTCTCGTTGTAAACCTTGTCGTTGAGCTCGCTCATCTGAGCCTGGAGCTCACGGCTGCGAACCTGGAGTTCGCTTTTAGTCATCTTTTTCATAAACGTTGAATATTTAAGTTAATAATCTAATTCGTCAATCGACTCGTTCAGCTGGATGCGGCGGAGTCTTTCGCGGTATTCGCGCACAGCCTTCTCCTCAGCCTCCTTGCGCTTGCGCTCCTCCTCTTCTGCATCCGGCTCGTTCTCACGCTTTTTCTCTTCCAGTTCGCGCACGTTCACGGTGGTCTGCCGGTAGGCAGGATCCATGCCGATGGTGAGGGCTGATATGAACTCGAACCGCTTGTGGATGATGGTCACATCATTGCCGTCCACAACCTTGTCGTAGTCGCCAGGCCAGAACTCGAAGGAACATCCAGAGTAATCGCCGCGCTTCACCATTTCCAGGCAGCGGTCGCCGATGTCGCATTTGGGAGCCTCGAACTCGAAGTTCACGCCCTTCTCATCCACGCTCAATCGCAGCGAACCCTCGCCCTTGTTGCAGCGGGCGATAGTCAGTGCGCGGTCGTGCAGCATGTTCATCTTGATGTCCTGAGAGTTCAGGAACTCCATCGTACATGCTTCGGGGCGGATTATTTCTCGGAATCTTTCTCCCCAGTCGTCGAGGACTTCACTCTCAGCATTGAACACGATGGCCGTGCCTGTGATGGTGCGAGACTCGCCCTCCGCATCCGGCGCAAGCTCTCTAACGGCCAGCTTGCACGGAATGGTTCTGATTTCTCTTTTCTTTTCATCCATTTTGTATCTTGTTTTATTTAGTACGAAACGAAAAAACGGGTTTACCTCGGCTGGTCGGTGATGTTCACCGCCACCCCTTCGGCCTGCGGGAACTGCCAGTCAATCCATGCCGACACGATGCGCTCGCAGATCTGACCGCCTATGCGGTACTGATAAACCGCGCTGCTTGATGGGATGTGGTACGCCTTTTTGTTGTTGGCGATACGCTCGTCGATGTCACCCACCTGCTTGCGGTATTTCTCCACCACGCTCCAGATGAGCTTGAACAGCCGGCGGAAGTCCTTCGACCTGAGTACGAACATGCTGAAGGGGTGCAGCTGGCTGCTTTCGAGAGCCTTGTGCCATGCCTCGCTGAATGCCTTGTGGTGCTTGTCGATGATAGCCGTCACGATGTCGAGATCATCCACATTGGCCACCGTAGCATAATGCTTGCGCATGGGCATGTGCAGATTGATGGGCCATGATACCACCGCACCACGCGCACGGAGCATTCTTTCCAGGTCGGGCACCACGCTCATCCACTCGAAGTATTTGCGATAGCCGCAGAAGCCCACGATCGACGGCAGCTTCTTCTCGTCGTTCACCATCTTCATGCCCATGAGCTCCGAATAGAACCCACCGCGCATGCCGTTCAGGGTGTCGCCATCCTGCGACATGTCGATGGGTTGGAACACGGGATTATTAACGGCACATTTGAACGGCTTGTGGCCAAGTACATATATCTTTGCGTTCTGGTTGAACGGCTTCGCCTCGCTTTCGCTGCATCCCAGCTTGTATTCATCATCGGGTGCCCACAGGTCGCGGTGCTGCTCGCACCACTCCAGCTGCACCTTCAGGTCGTTGTTGCGCCATGAGCCGCTTCCGTAGTGAATCATCAGCGGGCGTATGTCGATGCTCAGTCCGTGGCACTGGGGCTTCAATGTGCGTATGTCCTCCAGGAACGATGCACCCGTATCGTACCAGTTGCCGCGGTTCTGCATACCGCCTGGCATGAGTGCGAAGCTGCGTTCAGGATCGAAGAACCGCGCACCGCCCTTCTTGCACATGGGTACGTTTATCCACAGCAGAATGGGAATGAGCCTGTCAATCTGCTTGGGATTGTTCGCCAAGTCCCACGTCTGGATATGTCCCACCGTGCACTCTTCATAATTGAACATGTGGTTCACGTCGTCCTTGATCAGTATGTCGGAATCCATCAGCAGGAATCCCTCGCCTATGATGTCCCACAGTTTCTGCACGGTCATCATATGCTTGGCAGAGCCGAACTCGCAACCGGCTGCGCACCCCTGCGAAGCATCGCGGTCGGGGTACTTCTCCAGTTCCTTGTCGAAGTCAATTACCTGGCCCTTGGTGTTATCAATCACCGATACGTTCTCCATCTTCTTGATGAAGGGGCGCGTGTCGCTGTTGTCGAATACGGTTACATGCACATCCTGGCAGCCGTGTTTCCACAGACTGAGGATGGCCGCCTCGCACAATTCGGGCGTATTGAAGTTTACGATTACTGCTTGTCTCATGGGTGTATGTGGTTAGTTGTTAATAATTACCTGTGCATGGAACTGTATGGTGTTTGCCTGATAGTCGGGATGGAATGTTTCTGGGAGTATCTGGTACACCTGACCGTTCCAACGTATGCGCGAGCGCATGGTGATGCCGGTGGTGTAGTCGATGCGCACGATGATGGCACCGTAGGCATCGAGCGAACCCTCGCGCATGGCCGACATGCCGCGAGTCCAGTCAACAGCAGCCCACACGGTAGCCCCTTCGCTCCATGTGATGCCCGCTGCATCGCGTCCGAACTGCGACTGCGTGGCCTCGTTCCTGTTCAGTATGGTGATGCGGTGTCGCCGCATGCCCGATTGGTAGCCTGTCATACAGTTAATTTCATGTAGGGTTTTACAATGCTTTCAAAGGTATATGGCACCGATGCCATGTGATTCAGGGTGACGGGGCTGCGCTGTGTGTAGCTGTGTTCAACCAGCAGCAGCGATGCCAGCACCAGCGGCTTGGGGAATGTTTCGTACTCCTCCATCACCTCGGTGTATGTCTTGCCGATGTAGTTCAGCACCGTGTCCTCTGCGCTTTCGCCGTACAGCGTGAGCAGATCGTCCTCCACGTTGCTGTCTATGCGCGAATGTTTCTTGATGAGTTCAAGTGTCAGCCACTTCATGGGTTACCTCCTTTCCCTCTTAGTTTCTCACTTCCCACCTCTGCCAGGTTGGTCGATACATAGTGCGCATCGCCGTTCTCAATGCTCGGCAGGTCGTACTGGCTTCGTATTTCATTCGGACTCCATCCGCTTTCCAGGTGCAGCTTGTCGATCTCGGCCTGTCCCTTTGCATCGAGTCGGCGCAGAGCCAGCTCACACACATGGATGCGGCGTTGACCAAAGTCACCCATCTCCAGCATCTTGCTGTTCAGTTCGTCCTCATGTTCGCGGATGATGGGCTGGATGGTGCGCAACAGGAACTCCTGCGTGGCATGCTCCGGCATTTTATAGCTTGCGCCCTGGTCCTCCATCATCATGATGCGCGGAATACCAAGAATGCGGGCGATGTCGCTCACCTCATAGCCGCGTGTCTCCAGGAGTCTCAGTTCGGCAGCCGTCTGGCTGATAATCTTCGCATCGGCCACATTGTCGAGCATCACCGCATCGTAGTTCAGCCAGTCGGCATTGAACTGCTCGGTGGCCTTCTTCAGCTGGTTCTGGTCGGCACGGCCAAGGATGCCCAGCGTACCGGCGGGCGATTTCTGCTCCTGAATCAAGATCTTGTTCTTACCGCCCTTGGCCATGTCCTTCAGTGCCTGTTCGTCGGCTGTAGCAGCCAGCGACAGTGTTTTCATGGCGTAGGTAACCGTCGGCACACCCATCAGCATGTCCTCGGTCATGAAAGTGTTCTTGAAGTGCAGCACATCGTGCGCCGGTGCCTCCACCATGATGGCGGGGCCTCCCCGTCGGTTGTATGTCAGGTAGTAGGTGTCGCTGATGGGATCGTAGCCGCCGTTGGTGCAGAGCCACAAAGCAACAGGCCAGCCGGAAAGGTTCCTCTCGATATACACATAGGCATTGCCGTAGTATATCTTGCGGAACTCAATCTGCTCCTGCATCTGCGATGCGGTCATCAGCGCATTCGGTCGTATCTGCAAGAGATAGTTCAGTTTCCTTGCATCGCCCCAGCGGTCCTCGACGTAGTTACTGCCCGCGCCGTTCATGCGCTGGTACTGCACCCGCATCTGTCCCATCGTCTGCATGATGAGCTTCACGCCGCGGAACCACGCAGGGATGAGCAGCGACCGTCGGCCAGTGGGCAGGATCACATTCTCCGACCAGTTGCCCGCCTTTGGTGGCTGGTTACTGGCATCGGCGGGGTTCGTTGTCGAAGGTACTCCAGGAGTCACTTCCCTGGGCACCATCCCCGTAGGTGTGAAAAGTCTGTTCAATATTCCCATTTTATCTAATTCTTTATTTCTCCGAATAAGTGCGCAAAAGGTTTACAAGTTCGAGCTCGGTGCCATGAGCTGTGCCTGATGGTTATAGTCGTACAAATCCTTCTGGTCGTAGTCACGCAGTGCATCCATCTGGCGCACCAGCTCGCCGCTTCCCTGGAAGGTGATGTTTCCCGTTGTCAGGCTCCCCACCGTTGCGCTGATGTTGGCCGACTTCATGAATCCCTCGCCCTGCATGCGGTCGCCCATGAGGTTTCCGTATTCATCGCGCACCACAAACGACAGGCTCACCATCGTGCCTACATCCTCGAAGATGCTGCGCACGTTGCTCACCAGCTTATCCACCTGGATGCTCCACGACGACATGGCCGTGACGTAGTATTTGTATGTCCCGCTTTCCACACCGGCCATCTCGATGGTGTCGAAGTCCATCGTTATCCTACAGGAACGGGCGGCAGCCACGGCCACTCCGTCGGCGTAGATCAGCAGGTTTCTTCCATGTATAATCTTCATAAATCTCCGCTTTGATATGCCAGAGGACCAGTGCCCTGGAAGGTGAAGTTCCCTGTGGTAAGACTCCCCACCGTTCCCGATACCTCCACGTTCTTCACGATGGCATTGCCGGTCATACGGTCGGTGCTGCTACCACGCACCATGAACGACAGCCGCACCTCTTGGTCGGTGTTCTCGAAGAAGGTGTGCGCAACGGTCACCAGCTTGGTAATCGTCACCGTCCAGGACTTCCTCCCTGTCAGGTAGCAGCGGTTCTTCAGGTCGGCTGGGTTGCTCACCTCGGTGTCGTCCACGCTCATGCTGATGCTGCATGAACGCGCCGCTGCCACCACATGGCCGCCCGAATAGATCAATATGTTTCTACCGTGTATCATTTTGTTATGCGAAAAAACAGCCTAAAGGTTTACACCTCATACATCGTCACCTTCAGCACATCGTCCCTCCAGTTGCGGGCAAATGATACGGGGTACATCGTTGAGCCGTCGATGGTTACCTTGCAGCGGGGCGACAGTGTTGACACCAGATTACTGAGCAGGGAGCATTCTATCTTGCGCCTCGACTGACTCCAGTATTTCACGATGCGGTTCACAAGGTGCTGCTCCGGCTGACTGGGTGATGCCAGAACGATGGGGTTATATCCTGGCTGTTTTGCTGGGATACTCGATGCGTTGGAGTGCTGTGCGTAGTCCCAGCCCTTGAAGTAGGTGTTGTTGGGATTGATGATAACGCCAGGACCGAACTTGCAGTAATTGTCGGAGCAGAACATCGTGCTCTCGCTCCATTCATCCCTGACCACTGCATTGTTCTTGGCGGTATATACATTCTCCTCGCGGTTGCCCGTGTTGAACAATCGGCCTTGCAGCTGCTTGCGACTGAAGATGAGCTCCAATCCCGACATGTCGGCGATGATGTCCTCAACCCATCCGTGCAGCATCAGCGTGACATAGCCGAAGCTGATGGGGCATGAGCCTGTGGGTATCTCATAGCCCGATGCAGCTTGGAAGTACGAAAGTGTGCTCGACCAGTCGGTACCGTTCCAGTACCATGTCGTACCGCTGTTGTATTGTGTCGACACTGCCAGGCAGAACCAGAACCCGTCGCTGCTTTCGCCGTTATCCACGCGCTCGAAGTTGATGGTGAACTTGCCGTCGTCGATCATGTTCGGCACCAGCTGGTCGAAACGGCAGAACGAGCCTTCAAGTTCTCGGTAGGGTGCTGCATCCTTGATGACAGGCGTGAACTTCGTGCCATTGCTATCCCTTCGGATGCAGAAGTACGAATTAACCACTGATGATGCCATCATCTGACCTGCAAGCCATTTCGATGTAAACGAGCCTTTGTTCGGGGTGTAGTCGATACCCGACACAGGATCGGGGCTGTACCCTGCATCATCCATCTCATGCAGCACCGAATCAGGATAAAGGAACGCCATCTTGTCCTCTATTTCTCCCACCTCGGCGGTTAGTGAAGCCTTGTTCTTCCCTCGCATCTGCATGTCGATATTGTCAGCTGATGCAAATTCATCATACACCGCCACCGTGGTATATCCGTCGCTGTCGATGGTTCCCGTAGGTGTACCACCCGCCATTGTGGTGAGCTGTGCGCGTGTCACGTTCAGGAAGTTCGGCACACTGGTATCATCCACGCACGTCAGGTAGATGTCGTCCTGATGTGTGCGCATGGTCCATCCCCAATACTTGCACATATCCTCCAGCGCATCAAATACGCTGCAATTACTGTCATAGACACCATCCTGGTCGGTCTCGCCGAATATGCGCCAGTCAAACCGCTTGATCATCCACTGCATGGCATCTGCACCACCCTGGATGTAGATATTCTCAAAGTCAAGCGGTAGGATGTCGAGTGCGTAGTCAAGCAAGGCTGCGAAGTTCTTCTGCCCTGTGTACGCCTCGGCATCCATGTCAATGCGGCTCAGTGTGGCCAGTGCGCACTGCACCGGCAGACTGATTTCCTGTGCGTTCACATACATATTCATGCCAAAGTTCTGCGCCTGAAGGAATCCCTGCCACAGGATGTTCCCGTAGTCATCGGTGAGAATCACGGGGCGCGATATGTCGGTTTCGGGTATCACATCCCTCCACCAGTTATCCGGCAGGGTGTTGCCGTTGTAGTCTTTCTTGTCGTTGACTATTCTCAAATAGCCCGACTGTGTGATGATGTCGTTGAACAAATCATCCTTCGCATCCTCCTCGGTCTCGAAGGGGCGGGCGGCACCCTTCAAGTGGATGGGGTTACCGCTGAACTGGTCGTCGTATATGCTCGCTGTGTAGAGCCTGTTATTACGAAGCGACTTGAATCTTACCTGCCAGTGAATCATAGGTTATCTAAATATAGCTTGAATATATTCACCGCGGCCTTGTCTCAGTCCACGGTTTCTTAAAATGAAATCTATTTGTTCGGCATTGATAGTAGCCGATAACTGCAAGTTATCCAGCGGTGACGATGTGAGCCTGTCGGCGATGGTGTTCTGCTGCGCCATTGAAAGGATGAGCTCGCCTGAGTTCAATCCGTAGGCGCGGATATTATCACCGCTGTACGATGAGCCTGGAACGATACCACCTTGCGCGAAGTTCGCTGATGTGGCACTCTTGATGGCTGCGATGGTGCTTATCATGGTGGCCGTACCAGCTACGGCGGCGGCAATCCACCCAAATACACCAGCCGATGTGGTGGCCGGTGCTGCTGTTGCCTGTGCGAAACCTAATGCCACATTTGCAACAGCCTGGGCAATGATGCCCAATATCTTGGCGGTTGGATCTTCAATCTGCTGCAAGGCACCGCCAACGGAACTCACCGCACCCGCGGCTGCTTGCCAGCTGTGCAGCATGTCCTGTGCGTCCTTGGCCTGTTTTTTGGCGGCGTTGTTGCCCTTGAAGTCCTCCACGCGGTTCTTCACTTCGTCCAGATGTTCGGCCAGCAATGCCCACTCTTCGGGCGATGCTGCCTTCTTCATCAGTTCCTGGGTGCGCTCCAGTTCCTTGTTCATGGCCTCCAGCGGACTCATCACACTGATGATGGGCACCGACAAATCCATGCCGCCCATCACGCTCATGCCCTGTGCGGGCTTCGACACATCGGTTACGGGTGTATAGACTTTGCCCAGAGCCTCGTCCTTCATCCGCTGGATTTCCTTCTGTCGCTCCTGCAATACGGCAATCTCGCTGCGAATGGCGGCCTTGCGCTCATCAGCTGCACTGATGTATTCGTTGGTGAGTGTCTGGATCTGCTTGCTGATGGTCTGCTCCTCGGTCATCACATGGGTGACACCGCCACCGCCGCCCTTGCCTTTCTTACCACCGCCACTTGTTGTTCCTGGCACCTCATCCAATCCGGTCGGCCCGATGTCCTCCTTCATCTTCTGCGGGTTCAGGATAGCCTTGGCGCGTGTCACATACTCGTTGCGCATCTGCTTCAGCGCATCGAGCCGTGCCTGTAATACCTTGGTCGATTCGTAATGGTAGAAGCCTGGCTTTGTGGATGATTCCCACTTACCGCCATTGTCAATCTTCGTCTGAAGGTCGGCAATCTGCTTGTCGTATGAGCCTACGGCCAGCGTGTAGCGTTGTTTCTTATATCCCGAACCTTGCAGCGCACTGATCTGCTTATCCACGGCAGTGGGTGCACCGCCTTCGCCTCCGTTCATGGCCAGCAATGCCCGCTTTGCCCTGCCGGCAGCCGTTGCCATTGAGTCGAGTGAACGGATGGTCGATGCGCACCAGTCTATGAATACCTTCAGCACACCATTCGATGAATTGATGTGCAGGTTCAGTCCTTCCCACGCACTCGACAATCCCTTCAGGGCACCGTCCAGGTTGTCGGTATTGGTCTTGGCCTGTTCCTCGGCGATGTTCGTGCCTGTTATCTGCTCCTTCATGTTCTTTGCCTCACCAGCTGCTTCGGCCAATGCCTTGGCCTGTGCTGCGAACATCTTACCCGCCATTTCCTGGTATTCCGTCAGCGACAGGTTTGCTTTGCCAAGGTTCTCGAAGGCCTGTGTGAGTCCGACGATAGACGGCTTGAACTCGTTGCTTGCTTTCTTCTCCAAGTTCATGATGATGGAGCGCAGGGCTGTTCCCGCAGTGCTGGCATCATATCCCGCCTTTGCCAACTGTTCCAGGTTGGCCACAAGTTCCTCATACGATGTGCCCACTGCCTTGGCCGTGGTTCCCGATTTGGTGATGGCTTCGCCCAGCCACGCAATGTCACCCGCACCCTTCTGCGATGCAGCGGCGAGTACGTTTATAAACCGAGAAGCATTTGATGAGTCACCGCCCATCTGGTTAATAGATACCGACAATGTTTGCGCGGCGGTTGCCAGCTCAATGCCGGCGGCCTCGCTCAGGGTGATGGCGTTCTTGGTCACCTCCTTCAATGCTTCGGATGATTCCAACAGCTGGGGCTGCTGCGAGCCTATCAGTCGGAAAGCGTCGGCTACCTGCGATGCGGTGAGCGTACTGGTGGAGCCTAACTCGATGGCATACTCCTTCAGCGTTTCGAGATCCTGCCCTGTCTTACCAGTCAGCGACGACAGCATCGACATCGACTTCTCGAAGTTCAATGCCGTGCGTATATTGTCACCCGCCAGCTTGAAGGCCAAACCAGCACCGGCCACGGCTGCACCTGCTGCCGTGAACATCTGCGAGCTCATGCCGAAGCGTCCGGCAATGCCGTCAATCATCCCGCCAAGGTTCCCGCCCTTGCGCGTGGTGTTGTTCAGTTCGCCCTGGAACTGGTCGAGCTCGCTCTTGGCCGATCGCACCCGCTGCTTCAGTTCGTCCAGCGATTTGGCCATTGCCTTACCGAATGGCGACTGCTTCTCCGCATCGGTAAGCCGTTTGTACTGACTGCTCAAATCAATGAAGGCTGTGGAGAGCTCTCCCACCTTGCCACGGGCCGACCGGCTCACCGTTTCCATCTTACCCAGATCGCGGGCGAACTGCACGGCACTCTTGTCGGCCTGGGTGAAATCCTTCCCCGCCTTCTTCAATGAGTTTTCGAGCGCGAGCAAACCGCTCTCCGCCCTTTTTATCTTCGCGTCGTATTCCTTGGAATCGACCTTTAATCTGGTAATAACATCTGCCATATTATCTTGTTATTTTGATTCCTTTGCAATCAGATCATCAATCATCGCCACCAGTTCCTCCGATGCCTTGTTCATGATGGTTATCTCGTTTTGGGCGAAGAAGTTGGTGGCTGTTATCCGTCCACGGTTTCCGTGCAGCTTACCGCCGCGCGTTCCTGCTTCACGGTCATCAGTACCGGCATTGATGAATCGCAGCACGAATCCGCGCGATTCTCCCGCGTAGTGCAGCAGGTCATCGGTGCGCTGTCCTCGCTTCACTCGGTTGCCACCACGCTGTTTGTCCTGAAGTTTGCGCGGCGGTTCATAGTTGCTCATCTTCACCCCGCGTTTGTTCAGCAGCGACACATTACCACCAAGTATTTGGCGGTAGATGGCCGACTTCACCGCCCTGTATGTCTGGCGTGGTGATGCCTTCATGCTTGCCTTCGCTGCCTCGCTCATGTCCTTCCGCGCCTTGGCAATAACCTTTCGGATGAGCCTCCGCACCATGTTCTCCATGTCGGGGTTGCTCATCATCAAGCGGTCGAGTTCACGACTCTGCTGTACGAATCCTTCTGTCTGTATTCCGTCCATTTCTTTTCACCGATATTGCGCGTTAAGGTTTCCAACAAGGCAAAAAAAAGGGGAGCCTCTGCTCCCCAGCACATAATCATTTAATTCAAACCATGAAAAAACTCATAAAAACTAATTACTTACTAAACTAACAAAAATATGAATAACAATCATTTATGAAATCTCCGTCTTATAATCACCACACCGGCAGCCAGTGCAATGGCTAAGAGAGCCAAACGCCCTGCCCATATCTGGAACCATTGCCAGCCGTTCAGCTTGCGCGGCACCTCCTTGGTGGTGGTCACCGTCACCGTGTCGCGCTGTGCGATGTATATGCTGTCGTATAGTATGCGGTCGCGCCATCGGGTGTGCCAGCGGTCGGTGGTGATATGCACCGTGTCGCCCTGAACAAATTCGCGTATGTATATGCTGTCGTTGATGTATATGCTGTCTATCCTTAACTTGGTCGTGTTCACCGTGTCGGTCTTGATGATTTCCTTCTCAATCACCCTCACGCTCCGGCATGATGACAGCAGCCAAACAATAGCCAGTGCCAGCAATGCAACGACAAACGAATTGAAAACGGCTAATCCAACCTTTTCCTTATTGCTCATTTTATCAGGTTCAAATTTCATAGGTCATGCTTTATATTTGTAATCATAATGTTCAAAGTTCAAAGCTCAAAGTTCAAAGAAAAAAGATTCTTTTGATTTTCCGTAGATAGTACGCGCGATTAGACAGCCCGTTCAGTCCTCCGTTAATCCTTCGGGTGATGGCTTCGAGATTATCCTTGTCGGCGAGCTCGTTGCACCCTGACTTCATGAAGTACCACATCGCTGACTTCATCCGTCCAGGACTCTTGGTGAGCCATTCTGGGTGCTCCATCAGGTTACCCACGCACAAGCCGCTGTTCTGGTAGGCCTGATAGTTGGCGCGGCCTGTTATCTGGATATATCCCCGTCCGCGGTATCGCCACCCGTCGCCTGTTGACTCCTTACCATTGCCCATGCGGTTGGCATACACACGGCTTGCAATCATCTCCGGCTTGCGGGCATACTGCGTAGCCTGTGCAGGGGTGAAGTATTTCGGAAACACCTGCATCAGTCGGTTGGCCGAATAGTTCAGGTTCTCGGTGATGGCTGTGAATCCCGCACTCTCATGGGCGCACTGTGCCAGGAAGTGGGCCATGCGCAGTTTGGTGGTGATGCCGAACTTCTCTGCCCATGCAGCGAGTGTCCGCACATCATTCTCCAGCCATTCGCGGTTATATTGGGGCGATAGCTTCAGCAGGTCATTGCGTGTTACCTCCATCATCATTTTCCTCTTTGGCAAATAGCGTTACGAGCTGTCGCTTTTGGCACCCGATGTCGCCACATAGGAAAGGGCGCATGCCCTCTACCTTGCGGCCAAGCTGTGCAATCTTGCGGTCGCTCTCCATCTTATTACTGGTGCAGTCTGATTGTAGATTCCTTAGCGTTTCCTCCATCTTCTCCAGGCGGTCGCGCAGGTCGTTGCGGTCGTTCTTATATCGGTCACGCTCCTCACGCAGTTCCTCGATCTGCGTCTTGCGTTCCTCAAAGTCCTCCTTGGCTTGTGTCAAAAAGTCCTTGTATAACTCCTGCAATTCCTTTGCAGCCCCAATCTCCGCGCCGAAGGTCTCGGCCTTCGCCTTGCGTTTGGCATACCACCACGACGCGAAGCCACCGGCACCACCGCCAAGCAGAACACCAAGCAGCGAGCCGATCCAGTTGAAATCAAACGATTCAATCATTCTACAATACACATTTTAGTTGAACATTCTCCTAACCTTCGCGCACTTATGCGCCGAAGGTTTACTCAAAGTTCATTGTTTTTGCCGTCGAACAAATCGAACAGCTGCAACCCCATGAGCAGCGCAATCCAGTTGTCAATCTTTCCCGACGATCCTGCGCGTTTCACGGGCTTCTTGTTCCCCATACGCGCATCCTCCTCCAGTACCATGTTGCCCGCCTCGAATGCCCACAGGGGCGAATCGCTGAAGGTTATCCACGGCTCCGCATTCTTCACCATGTAGCCCAGTTCATCCACTGATGAGTTGAACGCTGCCAGCGTCTGTCGGCATGGCAATACGCGCTGCTCAGGATCTGCACCCAGTCCCAACACATACGATTTGAGTGCGTTGATGGGAATCTTGCTCGCGTATGGATCATACCCGAAGGCCACGAACTCAGCGCACCGGCTCTGCACCAGCTGGTCGATGCGGTTCAACGACACCTCAGGCGGCACCGTTGCACCATCCACCACATGCAGATGCCCCTGCTGTTCCCACTGCGAGAACAGCGAGCGCAAGGGTGACTTCTCCATTGCCTCGCGGCTCATCCACGCATCCAAATCGGCAAAGAACCGCCGCGGGGCGGGTAGGGCAGGGTTCACACAGAGATACCCGTGCGCGTAGAGGTCATCACCCAGCGAGAAGTCCATGCCGGTGAACACCAGCCAGGGCTGACCGTCCACGGGTTGCAGCTGGTCAATGCGTATGGGCTGCTGTAGCTTGCGCACCTCCTCCGGCTTGATCCACTCCTGCACCGTGGTGGCCTTATACACATTCAGGAACTTCGAGATGAACTCGCCGCTGTCGCCTGTTAGCTGTGCCTTCGCTGCCTCGTCGTCGTAGAACTGATGCTGCACGATGATGCCCAGCATGCGGTTCACCTTTGCCCGTACCTTGTGCGATGTCAACAATATATGCTCATCGCGTTCCCATGCGTCCGGCTCATACAGTATGCACAGGGTGCGGTCGGTAAGCAGGTCGCCCTCCTCGCTCAGTTCCCGTTCCAACAGCGTGTGCAGTGCTGCGAGCTTCTCGATGAACGGTCCGCTGGTGATGCGCCCCGCCGTGGTGGTGGTCAGCGTTAATGGTTCCCGCCGTGGTCCCATTGACGATGTGATTACATCCACCAGCATCTTCATGTCGGCCTTGCCGTTAATCCATGCCGCTGATCCGTACTCATCCGCACAGCACAGCTGGGCGAAGGCTCCATCCTTATTTTTGCCTCCGGCTGATAATGGCCGTATGGATGAATCGCGCACCGCCTTGTAAGCAGGTCGCCAGTCGCACACCGTTTCGGTCATCCTGATGCGTGTACCATTGTCTATGCTGCGTAATAAATCCTTTGTTCTTCTGTATAACAGTTTCGCCTGGTCGCTGGCATTGGCACAGCAATAGATCTCCGCGTTATAATCTTCCAGCAGGAAGAACACCACCTGGATGAAGGCTGCGAGTCCAGTCTTGTCGGATTTTCTCGGAGCAAAGTAGGTGAAGTCGGTGCACAGCCGTCGGTGGTCATAAATCCGTCCATCCCTCACGAACTCCGTAGGCAGCAGCTGCCGTTCCCCTTCCTTCAGGTTGGTGTCGATGTCGGCATAGAAGCCGAAGATGGATGCCAGCACGAACACCTGGAACGGCTCCCAGCGGAACACCTGCGAGCCTGTGGTACTGGGGCACCGCATACCGCCTTCGATGTGCTGCCATGCCCCGTCAACCTTTTTCCATGTGCCTTCGCGCAGCTTGATGACCTGCCGCACTTTCTTATGGTTGAAGTCATAGGTGCGCAGCAGCCGTAAAAATTTTACGGCGCACAACACTTCGTAAAAGTTCACCAAATCGTTTTCATCGGCTGGATTTGCGCTCACATGCTGCAATATCCACTCATAGTATTGCGTCATGCGCTCATCAATCTTGGCCACCTGCTTCCGCTGCTCCTCATATCGTTTGCGCAACAGGTCTATGGCCGCTTGTTTTTTCTCAAAGTCATTTAGATCGTTGTAGTTCATATAAAAAAAGTTCTCTGGTATAAATACCAAAGAACTCTTACAAAGGTTTACGGGTTGACTACTGCATCATCATCCTCATCCTCCACGCCGATAGCATTCTTGGCGGTCTCGCTAATCTTCAGATCCTGGAACAGGTTGCGGAAGCGTTTGCCCAGATAGAGATTCACGCGGGCACCTTTCACGTTGTACTTGGCATTCCAGTCGCTCAACTTCTGGGTGCCGGTGGTCTTGATGCCGATGCGGAAAATGCCCAGTGTTCCCAGGCGCACGGCCTTACCGTCGAGCAGCAGCTCGCGCAGACAGTTCTCCATCTCGGTGATAACACCTTTGATGTTGGCTTCGCTGAACACACTGTGATGCTGGTGCATGTGCTGCACGAACTCATCGAATGTCATGGCCTCATGGATGGCCCTTGCATACCACGCCCCTGGCTGGGGTGCGTTGCGTCGATTGTCTTGTCTAAACTTGAAACGAATCATAACTTTTAATTTTTAGTGAATGAAAAAGATTTATCACTGCAAAGGTACGATGTTCGTTTCTTTGGGAATACGTTATGGTACGTTATGAATGGTTGCAGGTTTTGATAGCTCAATATTTTTCATTACCTTTGCATCAAGATTATGAAAAACTTCACATTACAAACCTATGGCCGGACTGAACTGGCACAGCTATACAGTCCGCACATCACTCCACACGCAGCCTGGCGAAGGCTCCGTGCATGGATTGCATTGAATCCTGTACTAACTGAAAAACTCGCCGCCACTGGGTACACCCAGCAACAGCGAGTATTCACGCCTGCGCAAGTTGCGCATATTATAGATGAGTTAGGGGAGCCCTGATTACGGGGTTATTATTTCCACGTTTCCCCCCATCGCTTCCGCAATCAGCTGGAGGGTGTCGAAGCCTACACTATATCGGCCCTGCTCAATGCGGCTGATGTGGTTGCGTTGTATGCCTGTACGGTCTGCAAGGTCCTGTTGGGTGATTCCCTGTGCCTTGCGGATCTCGGCAATGCGCTGACCTATGCGCTGGCGTTGCTGTTCCTTGTTCATAGTTCTGGCATTGCTTTGTTGTAGTGATTACTGCGCAGCCAGTCGGCCATTTCACTGACCATCCGTGCCAACTTCAGCGCGTCGGGCTGTGGCATGTCGTCGAGGATGGTGAACTGCTGTGTCTCGTTGAACTGATGCTCCGTGAAACGGCAGACGATGCCGTTGTCCCGGTCGGTGCAGACCCAGCCGTCGGGCTGGGTTTGCGAGTGCTGGATGATAAATCTTTCCATATTCAGAGGATTGTGATGTCGCGCTCGGCGATCTCGATGGGGTGTAAGAACTTCCACTGAGCGTTGGCACTCTTGCGGTGGAACAGGTGCCACTCTACGAACATATTGCCGTCGATGCTCATGCGCATGCAGATGTTCTCAGGCTCACGCAGTTTCGGGTCGAAGGGAACCACCTCGCGGATGATGTCGAGTGGCAGGTCTTCGCTGGTGTACCAGAATGACTTCCCGCTCAGGCTCTGGCTGTAGTGGAGGTCGTACTGACGACCTTTGTACTCAACTCTTAATGTCTCGGGATTTTCCCACTTCACTTTCCATGCAATCTCGTTGCGAAGGTCGTAATTGCTTCCAACGATGCCTAAACGTCCGTGACCTCTCTGAAGCATGTTAATCTGAGTCTTCGTTGCGGGCTGTGGGTAGTTGCTTGTAGTTGTCATTGTCTTGATGCCGAATTGCTGTTGCCGCCAGGTCTAAAAATTGTTATTGTTTAATGTTTACATTGCAAAGGTAAGCATTATTTCCGAATGTACCAAATATTGCACAAGGAATTTCAAGAAAAATGTGCGTTTTTTGGTACTTTTTTCGTTCTCCCAACACAACAAACCCCATTTTGCTAACTCTGAGATAGCAAAACGGGGTGTTAATGGGGTTTAGTTATCACTTGAAGTTTGGTCGATTAAACAATGCGCCTACTGGCGTAATACAATGCGAATCCCATATCTGGGCAAAGAAGTCGCGGTCTTCTGCGTCAAGTCCACTCAGAAACCCGTCGATTTGTTTAGTTACACACATCACCACCAGCATGGCGAAGATGCAGCGATTCTCACACTCTTGGCTCATGGCCAAGTCCGGTTGATTTTTTACCGTTAAATTTTCCATTACTATTTTGAATTTGAACTAAAAAGAATGTGACACTACGCGCTGTTCAGGATCAAAATAGGAAATCCATCTGGCTGTTTCCAGTACCAGGCGCGGTGCCACACGATTTATCTAATCACACACTGCATAACGATGCCGACTTACCAGCACCATTATGACCTATTTTGATTTGAACGCTGCAAAGATAAAAATTAAATTTCAATCTCGCAAGCGTTCAAACCAAAAATTTTTCTAATGGGTTGCTGTCGCTTTGTTTAGACGTTCAACAAGTCGTTGCTCTCTCGGTGATAATTTTATATGTATTGCAGCCTTGGCGGCAGCCTTGGCGGCAGCCTTGGCGGCAGCCTTGGCGGCAGAGAGCATGAGGTGGTCGCCAAATAGACCTCCACTCTTCGGGTGTAGGTCTAAGTCGCGAACCACCTCGCTTTCAGCCCTGCTAACGGCGAACGCAATGCCACCTCGACAAATGGACTGCATGTCCGACACGCTCAGGATGTTTTCAGGGTACACATAGAACGGGAGCTGCACCTTGGTGTTCTGCGATGGGCACTTCTTGATGAGCTCATTCAGCAGCGGGGCGGTCATGATCATCGTGTCGCCGAACAAGTTGCTGGCAAAGTTGCATTTTACCTTTGCTTTGTTCTCGAACTCGATCTGCTCGCTGATGATGACCGCCGTGCAATACTTGCAGCATGATGTGATGGTTAGTCCAGGACCAAACAAGAAGAACGGGATTTTGTGCATGGTATAGAATGCGCAGCACTTGGTGAAGATAGAGAACGGCGGGTTGTCTATCACAACCCCGTTATCTGGGTAGTCTGAGTGTTCGTAGTCGCCGCCTGGATAGAACGGGCGAAGGATCTGCTTGTCGGTTAAGTCCACGACGGTACCCACATACTTAACCACTGCTTCGTACACATCCTGCGGTGTGAAACAGTCGTCGGTGGTCTTTGGGTTATCCGTGGACTTTGCCACGAAGCTCTCATAATCATGGAACACGATAGGATTGCCGCTGCCTCCGTTCCTGCCTTTCGGTTTCGGTGGCTGTGGTATCTCTTCCTCTTTGAATAAACTCAGCTGCATCATCTATTTTTTATTACTATAAAATTCCAGTACAAGGTTACTCGAAAAGAGAAGGCTGGCGAAACGTGCGCCCTTGCTTGGTCTTAATTATCCCCTTGCACTCACGTTCAAACCAAAAATTTTTCTAATCGTTATTTTCATCATCGGCTTCTGCGAGAAGTTAATCCACAAATTTAACATAGTCAAACAAGCTATCTAAAGATACGATAGACGCTAATGCTCTTTCTAATTCAAGTCTAATTATACGCCAATCATTTGAAGTTAGATGCTCTTCCAATGCTTTTTTTATATGGACTCTGATATTATTAAGTTCACACATTAATGCACCTGTGTCAGAATCCGTCAAAACCATACCCTTGCAAGTTTCTTCTGCATAGGATTTTGCAAGGTTTGTAACGTCTGATTCACTAAACCGTTGCTCTCCACGATCATTTACTATTGAAAGCATCGGCCCTGATGCGTGAATAATAAACTGCTGTATAAAATCTTTTTTGTTCAACTCACTCATAATTAGCTCCTTTTATGTCTATTATACTCCATAAAAACATAAACAACCGCAACAAGCACAAATATATACCAGTATTGCGCTATAAAATCATATTCCCATATACGAAATTGTATAAGCGGGTTATCGGTTTCGATATGTGTCATGTCAAAATAGTTTTAATTGTCTTTGTTCGTTCCAAATTCTCTCACATGCCTTCTTGTAGTAGTCCTCATTCAGTTCAAAACCGATGAAATGCCTTTTCTCCTTGATGCAGGCTACGGCAGTTGTTCCGCTACCTATGCAATTATCAAGCACTGTATCGCCCTCGTTGGTGTAGGTGAGAACGAGATAGCGCAACAGGTCAACGGGCTTTTGTGTGGGGTGAAAGCCGTCGGAATCGTTGTCGAAGTGAAGGATGTCAGTCGGATAGTTCTCGTATTCCGTTTCGTACTCATTCGACTTCGCGCTGTGATAGTTGCAGCCGACACTTCCACGTCGTTGCTTCTTCGGCTTGTAGATGAGACCTTGCGGATTGTACGTCGGCTGCTCTTTGTAGAACACGGCGATGTTCTCGAAGATTCTCATCGGGCGACGATTGGCGTGTAGGAACCCGACACTATTTCCTTTCTCCCATATCCAGTCGTAATGATATTCCTTGATGTTGCTCATCCGTACTGCAGTAGTGAACGGCTCGGCTCCAAACAAGATGATGGGCGATGTCGGCTTGGTGATACGATGGTATTGCTCCCATAGCAAGTCGAAAGGTATCACCGTGTCCCACTTGTTAGCAGTCGTGCCGTATGGCAAATCGCAAATCACCGCGTCAATCGTTCCGTCAGGAATATTCTTCATCCCTACCAAACAGTCTTCGTTGTATATCTTATCAAGTTCTATCATAACTCAAATAATGTTGTCTGCTTGAATGTCCGACCATCCTTGGTCTTTACTATTCCATTACATTCTCTATCAAACCTCTCGCAGCCTTTCTCGAAGTATTCCTTGTCGAGTTCACAACCAACGTAGTCGAATCCCATCTTGTAGGCTGCAATACGGCTTGACTGACTTCCCATCATGGGATCAAAAATGGTATCATTCCCCTGTGCGTATTTGCGCAACAGGTAGGCGTAAAGCTCTACGGGTTTCTGGGTGGGGTGTATCTTGTCGCCCGTTCTGTTATCAAATCGGAATAACTGAGCGGGACCATTAAACGAAGTCCACGCAAATTCAACTTGCGAGAAGTTCTCCCACGGCTGCACCTTATCCCAGCAGATGAAGCACCGCGAAGGTGGCAGGTTGAAGTAGTTGCCCCCCCATATTATTTGATTCTGACTAACTCGGAATAGTTCGTCAAAGAATGCTTGCGCCGGTGCTTTATCCCAGCTGTCGATATACCCGTTATTAAACACGCGCCCTTTTAGTTTGCCGCTACCACCAGTTGAGCCACCTGAGTCGCGGATGCCATACGGTGGATCAGCAATCGCCAAGGCGAAGCACTTATCAGGCAGTGTCCGCATGTATTCCATGCAGTCAATGTTGAATACGTCTGAAGTGTTCATGGTTAGTCGGGTGTTTCTATCCAGTAGTCGGGTTCTAATACTGCATCGCCCTTGCTGTTCGGGCTTGCAGAAAACCATTCATTCGATTCTTTTACATAGTAGCACAATTCCGCAATGGTTTCCGTTGTACTTATCCAGAAACCAACAACCACGCTTTTCTCTGGCGGGCAGTTGTCTCCATTCATAACAATGTGCCAATGTAATTCTGCTTTGCAATCTGCCATAATTAGTTCCTTCTATGTCTATTATATTCCATAACTACATAAACAATCGCCACAAGCACAAATATGTACCAGTATCGCGCTATAAAATCATATTCCCATATACGAAATTGTATAAGCGGGTTATCGGTTTCGATATGTGTCATAATTCGTTCCTTTTATTCGTTACCAGAATGTTTTCTTATATCATCCGCAATGCTCCACAAAAGCAATGCGAAACCTATGCCAGTAATTATCAGTATTGTTGTCATGATTGTTGTTTTTATTCTTTTGCTAATTTTTGATTATACTCATCAAATGTTTTCACGCGATGGAAGATCGCCCGCATATTAACCCAGCGTTGCAGCGACTTATAGAAG